AACGCATTCTAAATCTTTGACTTTATCCTTACGGAGCCAGGGAGAAAATCTCTTCTTTTTCCTTAGACTATTTAGATAAAACAAATATTGCATATCTTTATCAAGTTGATGGTGCATATTCATTTCGTTAGCAAAAAGAATACAATCAATATGTCCAGATAAACATCTATTGATAACAAAAGGAGCATATTCCTTAATGCAAGATTCATCCTCTTGGATTAAATTTTCTTTTGTAAAGTTTATTGAGTTTAACCAGTCTTTAAGTTCCATTATCTAATAATCTGAATTTCATCATCATCTGTCCAGAGTTCAACCTTTGTTCTGAACCTATTTTCTTCTTTTAATTTTTCATATCTCTTTGTTGCTTTTTTCTTCCACCAAGAAATAATATTCTCTAAATAAAACTTATCCCAATTTGGACCACGAACTAGTTCTTCATGTTCTCCTAGAATTACTTCACGAACATTTGAATATCCATATTCAGAAATATAAAATCTCTTCTTCTGAGTGAGATTAAATGCAGCATTAATAACGAGATTAAATTCACCAAGTTTTTGTTTATCTTGGAGTGAATTTTTAATTATCGATATCATCTTAGTCTGCCTCTTCATCTTCTTTGATGATGCTTTGTTATCCGTTAATGGAGTATTATTATTCAGATAAGTAAATCTATCATGCAACTTATGAAATGATTCATCATGAAGTAATGGAAGAAACTTGCTTTCTGTTAGACCTTTATATCTCATAAAAGGTTTGAGACCATCATATTGAGATGCATCTGTAGTCGAACCGTAAAGAGAGGTTGTCTCAAAAAGAGCAATGTCTTTCTCAAATACTTCATTAAGAGTCTCACGAGCAAAATGAGAACAACACATTAAAGCAAGAAGTTTTCCGCCAAGATAATTGTATCCAAACGGTTGCGAAGGAACAATCACAAAACCCATCGCAGCATGGCGATTAAAAACAGAAAGATCAGGTACTTTTCCTAACCATTCATTTCTTGGTTTTGAGTTGATTGTTGGAGAACCGAAACGAATAAAACCAAGAACTTTTTTACTATTCCTCTCAAAGATCATCCAACGCAATTCTCTACCTGGAATATTTGACTCATTATTGTGAGAAGATACTACCTGTAAAAGACTATTGTAATAATCTTGAGGAAGTGCTTGTTGAAAACGATCTCCAATAAATTTAATATCAAACTCCATATCTTCCGGATGAATATCTTCATTAAAAAATTCATCATGAAGAGGAACTAATGTGCTAGTAGTTTTAATGACTTCTTTCTTGACAAAACGCAGGTAGTCTTCAATATTTCCCATCTGAGAGAAATACTTAATAAACTCATCTGCAGCCCATTGAGCATCTTGTTCAGAAATAATCATTTAAACTCACACTCACACATAATCTCAGTAAGAGCAGCAAGAAGATTTACTTCCTGGTCAGCCACGAACGCACATTGGTATTGATACTTAGCAATAATAAGAACGGCAGCAGGGATAGATTGGGGTGTAAGGCAATCAAAAGAGGAGTCATAAATCCTGCGAAGTAGACTACTAGAATCGTTGTCCAGGTTGGCGACCACCCACTTACGAACCTCTGTGAAGTTCTTATCTTTGAGGTTTTTGATGAGTTCATTTACAGAGATGTCTGAGAAAGATGCAAGAATGCCCGAGTCAATTTTTCCTCCTGTAGAATACCTCTGGCATTCATTGAGGACCCTACGAAAATCTGGGAAGTGTTTTGATACAAGTTCCGCAACGACTTTTTGATCGTACTCAATCTTTTCCGTATCCAAGATTGATTGAAGTCGTTGAAAGAAACTACCTGCAAGTTGAACTCTTTGCTTCCCTTTGATGGTGAAGTCGATGACTGCACATCGAGAGTGAAGAGGTTCAATAATCTTGTTCTTGTAGTTGCAGGTGAAGATGAATCGGCAGTTGTTATAAAATGCCTCAATATTCGCCCGTAGTAGGAGTTGTACGTCGTTTCCTGTGTTATCCGCCTCATCGATGATGATGACTTTGTGTTTAGAAGATCCCGTAAGTGAGACGGTCGAAGCAAAGTTCTTTGCTTGGTTCCGTACAGTATCCAGGAAACGTCCTTCGTCGGATCCGTTAATGACATAATAATCTGCTCCTAACTCATTGCATAGTGCCTTTGCGATAGTAGTTTTACCAATACCAGGAGGTCCAGCAAGAAGGAGATTCGGAATCTCACCTTTCGCTACAAACTCCTTAAATGTTTTTTTAGTTTCATCGGGAAGAATACAGTCTTCAATTACTTGAGGACGATATTTTTCCGTAAGAAGAAATTCACTTGCCATAATCAAATCCAATCAGGTTTTCTTTGTGGCATACGAAGATAGTTATCAGCAACCCAAGGTTTGGATGCAATATAACGTTTGTATGCTTCAAATGTATCAATAGTGTTATCAAACTTCCATTCCTCAGGCATAGCACGAGCAAATGGAGACACTTCTGTAATCTTACCTTTAGGAAACAAATAGTATGCATCCACAAGAGTTTTATAACAGGAGTGAGTTTTATTATACCGCAAGCAGTATTCATCAGACAAATTCAATCCCCATTTGATTAACCAGTAGGCATTATGGATACTCTCCATTGCCCACTTGGTGCAGGGATGATTGCGGAATGCTCCTTTTTCTGTTTTATATGGTGTTCCATCTGACTTGGGAAGAGCACCGTATCCGTGACCCCACTTATCCGATGCCACGATAGAGAGCATCTGACAGCACTCTAGTGGCATCTTAACGATGTGCTTATCTGGCAGGCAGATGGCACTCTCGGCAGGAAAAGGAGAAGTAACGAAAATGTTCATGATCAAAAACAATACTTTTTAAGTACGTAGTTAACTTTTTCTGGTTTGTCTTCCATCCAGTATGCTTCATGTTCCATTCTAGAAGAAGCAGTAGATACCTTTACAGAATTTTTAACATCATGAAGTTTTTCAGGTGAAAGAGGCATATCTTTTAATGAAATATAAAACGGTTTATAACCGTTACACATATGAGCAATGTGTGTTGCTTCATGATAAACCGTTTCATTTACATAGTGTTTTAGATCATAATCACTTTCTTTAATATTTTTGGTACAAATAACCAACTTATCAAAGTCACCATAACCAAAAAGGTTTTTATCTCTACAATATCCAATATTTTCTTTAACTGGGTAACCTGCCTTAATTACATTATTAATAATTTGATTGGCAGTAGGTGTGAGATAAAGAAGAAATTCCATCAACCAAAGGTAGAATCGGGTTCCAGAGCAATATAATAGGTCACATCAAAACCAGTATTCTTAAAGCGTGACAAAAGTTTAGAAGAAATTACAACCTCATAAGAACCAGGAATGATTTTGATATTCTCTACCTTGAAATTAAAAGTGAATACCTCATCGGTTTCACCAACAACCACAGAGAAATCATTAGAAGTATCGTTCTTCTTATCACGAACCACGAGTTTCACCACACCTGCTTCACCAACCACAGACAGGTCAGGAAGTTGATACACAGCAGCAGCTTTAATGAGTTTATCAAGTTCCTTGGTATCAAGAATGAAACAAACATCTTCGGAAGGAAGAGAGATAGATTTGTCTGGAGGAGTAACAATTACATTAGGATCTGCAAAGAAATACTTGGAGCGAGAACGACCTTCTTTAATGACAACATAACCATCATTCTGAAAATCAAGTTCAGCATTCTGATGAAGGTTAAGTCCATTTAGGAATTGGTTGAGATCATAGATACCAAAATCTTTAGGAAGTTCTTCTTCAATTGTTGCTTCTGCAAGAATGTTCTTCATTACAGAAATAGTGCGAAGATTATTTCCTTCCTTGAACAGAATAGACTGGTTAATGGAAGAGAAGTTCTTCAGCAGAGTCAGAGTTTTATCAGAGAGTTTCATAATAATCAGCGAAATTCAGAGAGACCGTTATCTTTGCGAGTGTAATGCCCATCAAAGTGAAGCAGAAGCATAGCATAATGAATGACTTTAAGCAAATCACGCTTATTGCGACCATCCTTGTCACCGTAACGGCTACCATACTTAATGATGTTTGCTTGACAGAATCCAGCAGCAAGTTCTTTGGCTGCCATTAGATCAATCGTTTGAACATCTTTATAATCTTGTTCGTGACCACAGTAATGACTTCCATAAGTACTGGTCACATAATCTTCAACATCTTTGAGAATTTTATCTTCGTTGTATTTCCAGAGATGATTTTTTGTTTCAGTCATATCAATAGTAAAAGTCGAATCAATCATAAAAAGAGGGAAGGCACTTTTTACCTCCCCATATTATATCAGTTTACTTTGAGATGGTCAACAAATTCTTCAATTAGTTCAGGTGGTGAAGGCATTTGGAAATCGGCATCAACCTTGTCATAAAGTTCAAGGAATGCTTGCTTGGTTTCATCATCAAAGCGATTCACACACACTTGGATTGCCTTTGCTTTGTCTTGGAAGATGCTGTAAGCACGGATGATGTGAACCAGGCGGCGGGTGCTGATGATTTCCTCAATACCACCATCGTAGAAGGTCTTACGGATAATGTCTGCCCAGTCCACCAGACGCTTGCAAAAGTCACGATCTTCCACACACAGATCCAGAGCAACACCTTCCAGGATCTTCTGCTCAGTAGCGGGGGCAGGATAGGACTGCTCAAAGGTCACAGGGAAACGCTCAAGGAATGCTTCGTTGAGAACGTTAGTGCCGATGAAGCGACCGTCATCAGAACCCTTACCTTTAGTGTTTGCGGTGGCGATGACGTTGAATCCAGCAGCGGGTTTGACCCAACGGCCAATCTTTTTAAGGAAAACTCCCTTACCTTCCAGAATAGATTGCAAGCACAGAATCTTATTGGAAGCAAGATCAATCTCGTCCAACAGAAGAATTGCACCACGTTCAAGTGCTTCAATCACTGGGCCGTTATGCCAAGCCGTGTTTCCATCAACAAGGCGGAAACCACCAATCAAATCATCCTCATCAGTTTCAATAGTAATGTTTACACGGATCAGTTCACGCTTAAGTTGAGAACACGCTTGCTCCACAGAGAACGTTTTACCGTTACCCGAAAGACCCGTAATGAACGTAGGATAAAAAAGACGGGACTGAATAATCTTTTTAACGTCAGCAAAGTTACCAAACTTGACGAAGGTATCATCTTTATCGGGAATAAGATTTTGTTCGATAGGAGGAACCACAGAGGGTGCTTGGAAAGTACGTTCGATTTCTTCTACCTTTTGTTGAGTTACTTCAAGATTCCATTTGCCACGACCGACTTTAAATTGGTCAAGTTTCTTAGTTACAGTTTGATAGTTAGCATCGTTCAGATTACACCAGGCACGAATATCAGCACCTGTAATAGTGTTGCCATACAGGTTCTGGAGAGAGGTGCGGATGTAGTCAGAGGAGAGTGCCATTCGTTTGTTTTGTTTCAACATAGTCATTATAAAAGAAAAAGAGGTCCTTTCGGAACCTCAGTGGTCAGTTTGCCAACTGGTTGCGAAGTTGGTCAAGTTGTTCATGTGTTCCAATTTTTACTTTATAACCAGGATAATACTGATTTACAAGTACAGGAAGTCCCATAGCAGTAGTAAAACTATTACACTTAATCCATACTTCTTGCGTATCATATTTTAATACGTGTTCAAATGGAAATTTAGTTTTCACTTTTTCTCTTTCTCTTTTTTTTCTCTTTCTAACCAACCACCTTGAAGACTTGCTGCAGCCTTATTTCTTCTCATAGCATTTTCATGATCTTCTGGAGTTCCACCATAATCTCTACCATGATAATCTGTCCCACGATGAGCACGACGATTATATGCCTCAGTGTTAAAGTGTTGGAATGTCTTCATGCTACCAAAGAAATAAATTCTCCTAATACTTTTTTATTTAGTTTTTTGGTCTTGAGAGACTTTACAAATGCAGATTTGATCTGAGACTTAGTTGCACAATCGGCAACTTCAAACTCAGTATCCTGAGAAAGTGCAGTTGCAGACATTCCAAAGTATGCATCATACCCAGAATCGGTAATGGTAAAACTCTTCACTTTTTTCCAATCACTCTGAATTTTCTCATATTCTTTACTATATGATTTGTGATACATCTGAACAAAACGACTAAAATTGCGACCTTCAAGGACACGAATACCAATAAAGTTCATTGAAGGAAACTTATCTTTCAGGTTCCTCAGAAGAACATCAGTAAATTCATGATATCCATAACCAAATTGGTAGGTAGTTCCAAGTTTGCGGTCACGAAGAAATGCAATCATTGGATTAATATATCCAGTTCCAAGAGTTGGTCCTTTTTCCCAACGACGATGAACTTCTTTATAATAAACAAGTTGATTTGCTTCACCATCAGTCAAAACAATACACTGGACTTTCTGGAGTTTATTTTCTTTTTGAAACTTAGGAAGAATCTGATGAAGACTGATAAGTGCTTCATTTAGAGGAGTTCCAGAAAGACTAAGACGATTTGGATAAGTATAAGGACAACGATAAGTATTACCAAAGCAAGAAGCAAGACGCCAGACATTAAGCATCTGATGTTCTAGTTCTTTACCAGAAACTTTGCTGGTAAGAACATTCATCATAGAAAAAGTCTCATCAACACAAAGCAAACCATCTTTCTTTACATAGTGGGGAGTACGATCGGCAGCGAGATAATGATCATTCTCATAGTCATACTCACCACGTCGCCATTCATTAGTGAAGGCATATACCTCAAAAGGAATAGAAACTTTTTTGCAGAACCAAACAAGGTTGAAAAGTTGTTTGCAAGTATCAAGCATCACATCACACATAGAACCACTCCAGTCAAGCACAAACACAAGACCGTGATTTTTACCATCAGGAATCACAGAAACCTTCTTGAACAGGTCTTCATTATATTTGTAGGTATGGAGACGAGTTGTATCAAGAATACCAGTGCGGGCAGTTGATGCACGAGCATACTGATCTGCTGCCTTACGGCATTCAAACTCCTTTACAAGATAGTTGACTTCTTTCTGAGCTGAGGACTTAAACTTCTTGAATTCAACATCAGATTCTTTATAAAGGTTTGTAGGAGTATAATTTTGCCTTTCAGCATGTTCATTATGAAGTTTCTGTTGGTTAGAAAAAGAATAATCAATATCTTTATGAACCTCAGAGTTCTTACCAATCACAGTATTCAAATTTACTTGAGGAACCTCAACATAAACATTTTCATAACCATCGTTATTTACAAGGTCTCGAATCTTATCTTCCAAAGAATCCGCAGTGCGAACTTCTGGTTCATCTTGAGTTTCTGAAGATTTTACGGGAGTTTGATCACCTTGAGCGGTTCCACCATAGGAATCTTCAGACTCTTTTTCGGAGGAGTTATCACTCTCGCCTTCTTGCTCAGAAGAGGAGTCATTACTCTCCACAAAATCGCTTGCAGGAGACTGTGAATTTCCTTGAGTTTCGTGAGAATCAAAGTCAGCAACCTTTTGCTGTTGCTCCTTTTCATTCTTGCAATATTTGTAAAGTTCTTCAGCAGCAATCAGTGCGTCTGCAAAACTTTCACAAGCACCAATTAGATTAATGATTTGTTGTTCTTCTGGATTAAAGTCAAGTGTAATAAAGTTACCAATCTTGAAGTAAAGATTTACGCGGTCAGCAAGATTAAAGGTAGAAATATCTTCATCTTCGAGTTGAAAGAAATCTTCTTCATTCAGTTCTTTATAACCATTGAAGAAAGTCTTAGCAAGTCCAGCATACTTACGCTTCATCAGTTTCTCAATACGTGCATCCTCAACAACATTTACAAACTGTTGAGGAACTTTAACCTTTTCACTCCAATCTTCATCAGGAGAAAACAAAGCATGTCCAACCTCATGACCTACCAGAAGGTCATATACAAGGTTGCTTGCTTTCTCCCACAGAGGAAGCGTCAGGACACGAGTATGAACGTTAAAACAAGCAGTAGAAACCTTCTTGTGCTCTACCACCAAATCCTCAGTGGCAAGCAGTTTGGCAAGTTGAGATTTGATTTCGTGGCGAACAGACATTTGATTCGTTTCGTATGTAACCACTATAAAACGAAAAGGTCGCCTTTTGGGCGACCCATATGACGCTTTTTGAACTGGGCTAGTCGTGCTTTTGCTTGCCTCAGTGCTTGCGGTTTAAGTTTTCGTTTCTGTTCTTTCTTGGAATGGTGCTTCCAGTTTGGGACTTGCATTGTTCTTGAGTGGTTCAGACCACCATATGCGAAAAACCTTTAACTTTCTCAAACTTTATGACACTTTCAAATTTGTCCTCCATACCAGTCTTATGTGAGATAACAAAAATGTTTACGTCTTTGATTACATAACGAATGATTTTAAGAAACTCTTCTGTTCCAGTGGAATCCAAAGAACTATCAAAAATCTCATCAAGAATCATTAAGTTAGTATTCACTGAGTTCTTCATTCTTGCAACTTCTCTCCAAGTAAAAAGAAGTGCTAAATCAATTCTCTGTTTTTCTCCTTCACTAAAAGAAGCATAGGAAAAATCTTCGTGAATAGGTGACTGGACGGTTTCGTTAAATTCCTCATCAAGAGTAAAGTTAATATAGAAGTCCATCATTTGCAGATAACGATTAACCTGCTGATTGATGAGTGGC